ACTTATCCTATCACTTATTCAGCCAGTTATCCTAAATATGGAGCAATAGAACTTATGGAGTACGCAGTATGACAACACCTTTATACGATGATATTAGTCATCCACCACCACATATACTTGACGCACTGACTGCACTAGCACCCGGCACTCAGTGGTACGTCAATGGAACAGTAGAAAACGCAACTGATTTTGCAAATAACGTTTACAAAATCACTGGAGCAGATAGTAACAACAGCGCAATTTTAAGTAAAGACCCAGCGGATGTTGTGTTAACATACTCAAATGTAAATGCAAAATTAACTGAATTAACAAATGCACATCCTATGAAACTATTACGCATAGAACGAGATAGACTGATAGCAGAAACAGATTTTTATGCTCTGGCTGATGTAACAATGAGCAGTGAGATGACAGCATACAGACAAGCATTGCGTGATATTACAACCAGTGCCACATCACTAGACGATGTGACATGGCCCACTAAACCGTAAAGATAAATACTACTGGAGTAAAGGATTAAGTTATGGCAACACAAGTACAATTACGTCGCGGAAGTAGTTCAGAAAATGATGCCTTCACCGGCGCATTAGGTGAAGTTACAGTTGATACTACTAATGATACTTTAAGAGTACATGATGGGTCAACTGCTGGTGGATTTCAAAGTGCAAAGTTAACAGGCACACAGAATCTTACTCTTAATAACCAAGCAGATTTGCGATTTGGTGATTCAGATGGCAGTCATTATGTTGCCCTACAAGCACCAGCAACAGTAAGTTCAAATTTAACATTTACGTTACCAGCCGCTGATGGAACTTCTGGGCAAGCAATGGTCACAGATGCAAGTGGCAACTTATCATTTGCTGCAGCAGGTGCAACTATTAGTGCAGACACTAGTACAAACACTGACTTCTTACTATACTTTGCGGCTACAACAAGTGGTGCATTAACAGCAGTTAAGCAAGACAGTGGATTATTATATAATCCAAGTACTGGAACACTAACAAGTGCAGCCTTTACTGGTGTTGCTTCCAGCGCAAAATATGCTGATTTGGCAGAACGCTACACCGCTGATAGCAACTATCAATCAGGCACAGTGCTTGTATTTGGCGGCAACGAAGAAGTTACAGAATCTACACAGCGTTTAGACAAGCGTATTGCTGGTATTGTTAGTACAGATCCTGCATACTTGATGAACAGTGAATTAGAAAACAGTGTTGCTGTAGGCTTGCAAGGGCGTGTGCCTTGTAAAGTAATTGGTGAGATCCGCAAAGGTGATTTAATGGTAAGCAGCGCAACTCCGGGACATGCAGAAGCATGGCTTGAAGATAGCAATCCACCAACAGGTTGTGTTATTGGTAAAGCACTGGAAAACAAAATAGGCGCAGGGCCAGACGTAATTGAAGTTGTTGTAGGAAGAATCTAATGTCCCAAGGTCGGTTTTATACCGCAGACTACTTGGGAGAGATGGTAAGCGCAAATACTAGTTGGAAAACACGCAACGATCCAAATAGCATGACATGGGTTGAAAAAACCATTACCAATGACGAACATGATGGCGTTGCACATGTTATTGGCAACAGTAAATCTAGACATAAATTTGATTTAAGAACGCTTAAAGGGCAAGTGGGCGGCGCAAGAGGTGTGCGTAGTGTAGGCCAAAGTTATGGATGTAATTTGCTATACAAAGATTTCGCCCCTACATTTTTGATTGCTTTTAACAAAGATATTTGCACAGATATTGCTGCTAGTGGTTATAGCGAAGATAACATTGTGTACAGCAATGTAAAAAATATACTTGCAAATACAGGCAGTTTTCATTTGTATCCTAAAATGTATACAGGTAGTGCAGGTAATTTAGCTCTACGTCTTGCATGTGCAGATGGACATAAACAAGTGTTTATGGTTGGCATGACATGCTATAGTGATCCGTTGGATAATATTTACATAGGCGAGCATATTGCATATAAAAAAACAAATATGGAAAGTGCAAACGCAAAGTTTGCACTAGAGAACACTAAAATATTCCAAACATATAGTGATGTTGAATTTTATTATGTCACAAATGACATAGGATTAATGCCCGAAGAATATCAGTGGTGTTCTAATGTCAAGGAAATAACAATATTACAATATTATAACCTAGCAGGACTAGGTGCCATTGCACATTAGACTTTGAATAGTTTTAATTTTTTCAACAATTTCATCAATTTGAAAAGTGGTAAACACACCAGGATGTAGAGGCTTGGGCCAACTATCTAGTTTACTCCAAGCATATCCTTTGTGTTCGTTGTTTAGTTTGGGTATAAATTCTTCCTCTACAACACAGACATATGTGCTATAGGTAAAGTTATTTTTTGTATTGGTAAACTTTTCTACTGGGATAGTTTTTAGAATATTGGGAGTAAATCCTATTTCTTCAAGAATCTCACGTTGTAGTGCATCATATTCAGACTCAGTAGGTTCAACCTTGCCGCCAACAAATGCCCACATGCTATCATACCTGGCGCCATTGCGAAGTACAAAAAGATAACGTGAACTTGTTTTGCTTAAAAACAGTGCGCCAACACCGCTGTTAAATGACGATGTTCCAATCGCCTGCTTGATATTCGCCTTCATAAGACTTGATCCACTCTGTTCCAGTCCACTTGTATTGAATTCCTGTGTTAGTATTAGTCATATAGTGTACACCCGAATCGGCACTACTGTCAAATGATACTTGCCATCCGGTGCCTGAATACTCTATAATATCATTTGCACTGGCTACAAGATCACCGTCACTTGTATCTTTCCATGCATCCGCACCATCTGTGTTATCAGAATCTCCTATATCATTTAATATAAGATAACGTTGCCCTTGCGCACTTGCTGGAAGCCCTGCTCCAGGTGCACTGCGCAAAGGATTAATAATCTTTGTAACTGCAGGAATATCATTTGTTGGAATAGTATCTGTGTCAACTGTCCATAATAGTTTATGAGGATCGCTAGGATGAAAAGCAATGGTACCTGTAATTTCTGCAGCACCTTGTTCTAATCTTAGTTGACTAATGCCAGCAGTTAGTGCGCCATATTGATTAATCAGTGCAGCCCAACTAGTGTCGTCTGTACCTATCTTTGTAGGAGGATCGTTAAGCGGTGAATAATCTATTTTGTTTGTAGTGCTTTCATTTCTATCCAATATTTGTATAGTATTGCCTAATACAATAATGCCAAAGTTCATAGGTGTAAATTTCATTCTATCACCCAGTAACAAGTTATTATCTATAACACCATCACTTATACTGCCACTCTCATCGTAGATACTAGCAACAATTCTATTAATAACGCCAAGTTTTTTAACTTTTGCAGGTGCAGTAAGATAGATAGGTACAGTAAAGTTAAGAGTAGCAATATCAATCTGGTCATCTACGCCTACTGGAACACTTCTGCTACTGAATTGAACATTCTGTAATTCTATATAACTTAAACTTGTCCAATCTAAATAATTATCAGTGCTTTGTATTTCCAATGCTGGATTAAACAATACCAATATCTGTTCCATTAGTTGTAGTTTTTGATTTGTGTTACTTGTCCAAACATCTGTACTCATTTGCAATGTATACGGAACAGGCATTAATCGCTCCACAGTAAATGCATTGCCCTGTTGCGTGTTATAACTATTTGTATTAGGATCAAACTTACGCATACGAATATGTTTCTTATCAACAAATGTAGGATCCTGTCTACGCTCTGGATTGTATTCTAATCCTGTAATATAGCAACTAATCATTGGAGTAGGAATAATTTTATTTTCACTGTTTTCACGAACAATGCTGCTTACCATACGAGTACTATCACCGTACTTTACAGGCACTGTGATAAGCGTAGTATTTCCGTCACGGTCTTTGCCATACTCTACTTGAAAGTTACTAAATGCACGGATATACTGCAACAAGAATCGTCTAATTTGTTGATCATAAAAAAATTGTTGAGGCATTAGTCTTCCCTAGGTTTAAGTGCATCACTGAGTGATTGTCTACTTGTTGCTGGAGTGTTATCATCTGCAGTAAATGTGCCAGTGTTATTAATAAATTGATCTCGTTGTGCTGTGCCTGAGCCTGGTGTTAGTCCACTGCGTACATCATCTTCCACTTTAATCCAACGATTTCCATTGTATCTAAACAGTCTATTAGGCAGGAAGTCTACACGCAAGGCAAAATCACCCTCTTGTGCATCACCTGGGAAACTAGTGCCCATAGAAACATTTTCTCCGTTAGGAGCAAGTCCATCACCTACCAAATAACCACTGTAAGCATTGCTATTTTGAGGAGTAATGCGACGGGCATCTGCACTTGCATCAGTACTGTCTGCATTTTGTGCGGTGTCGTCAGCATTAACGCCCTTGGACTCCAGTGGTGCACCTGTTACAGGATCAGTAGGAACAATGTAATACTTGCTTGTATCATATCCACTCTCTGGAACTTCTGCTTCTGCTGCAGCAACAACTTTGTTAGTGATCTCTAATTCTTTGTTGTATGTACTAAGCAAGTCACGAAGTGTATTATCAGTTGTGTTGCCGTCACTATCTTCTTGCAATACATTTAAAATATCGTTGTATTCTTGTGCATCTACCAGTGGCGTACACTTAACACGCCACAAATGACTCCACCAACTTGGGCTAAATCCTTCACTTGGGCGACTGCCTTCTTGTACTACATAGTAGCGTTTAAGGCTTAGTTCAACACTTTCGTCAAGTGCGCTAA